CAACCCCGGCTCCAGCCGTTCCTGCTGCACCAGCACCAGCACCAGCACCAGCTCCAGCTCCAACCGTGCCACCGATAGTAGGCGCAACCTTGGTCGCAGTAACCGTAATCGGCGTAAGAGCATTTGCTCCAGTTGCTAGGCCGGCTGCATTAGCGCCAGTAAATCCACCAGCCAGCGAGCTACCAGCGCCAGCAATGTTTCCAGATGCCAGCGCTGATCCTGCTCCTGTTACGCCAGCCCAAGCAGAGCTTATGCCGGCTTGCGCCCCAGCAAAAAACCCACCGCCACCAGCACCCAGCCCCCCAAGTCCGCCCATAAGGGCAGCACCTCCGAAGTAGATGAGCGCAGCGGTAGCGATGATTTTGAAAAACTTAGAACTGGTAACCTTTTTGACTACCTTTTTTACGCCTTTGACAACGCCTTTGACAACCTTGCCAATAGCCTTGCCGACCTTTTTAACGACCTTGCTCATGTTTGACCTCGCACATAGGTGCAATTCATAGATAAACGGGAAAACCCAACACGAGCCAATAGCTTCAACAGCCTTGGATCTGCCTCGGGTTCTAATTCAATAACTGCGATTTTGATGACCGGACGGGATTTGACCCAGCGGCCAAACTCGCGGAGGAGCTTGACGCCCTCTCCTGGCACTCTGGTGTAATAAAGCATCACGCTGCATTGCTGGCGCTCGTACCAAAAAGAACGCTCTGACATAGCGCCAACGGCGGCGACTACCTCGCCCTCTATCTCTGATACCCAGACAAAATGCTGATTGCCGGCAATAGCTTCCCGTGCCGTGTCAGCCATTGACTCACGGCAGATGCGAACGGGAAGTGGGTTTTGATTAACTGACTCTACTGCAATATCGACAATCGCGGGCACATCTGCCGGCGTAGCCTTCCTAATCATCCAGATTGTTTAACCTCTTTAAGGCCCGCCGCCGACATTAGGTATTTGACTCGCTACATAAAGTTGATAGGCCCGGTCTTTTGTCATTACTTGACCGTTATAATTAACTTGACCGCCGCCAGCGGGGGTCGTCATTTGCTCTAAAAACTCGTCTCTCGGCAGCACGTTTGGGAGGGAGCTGTTGCCAGAGTCAGTTCCGGTGCCTCCACCTTCTGCGGTAGTTTGGCCTACATACGTCCAGCCAGCGTTCGGGGCCATAAAGGTCTGCCCGGTATTCGGATTGACAATCGGTGTGATTACTTCCGCGTACACTGTGTCTCCAGAAGGTGGAACGACCCAGTTCGGATGGCCTGTGCCAATCCAGAAGCCATCATCATCGTAGTTGGTTGCCGCGTTCGTCTGCTGAATGGAAGTCACGTTGGCTTGTATAGTGCTAAGCAACTGCGGCATCGAGTTAGCAGAATTCAATAGGTTTGTGATTGCGTTCTGCTTCTGAGCCGCAGTGAGATTAGGATCAGCGTAAATTTGAGCAACGCCTTCCATAGTCGAATACATGATGCTGGTAGCTGTCTGTGCGTTGGAGTTGTAATACTGAAACTCGAGTTGCAGTGCGTTCTGAGCACTCTGCCACGTTTGCTCGTTGCTTTGCGCCCATGTGCGGAATGCAATCTCCTTGTCAGCAATTAACGTTTGCGTGGCTCTATCAAGCGCACTTTCCATGCTAATAAACGCCTGTTGGTCATCTTGCATTGTAGCCTGGAACGACTGTTGGTCATCTTGCAACGTAGTCTGCAGCGCTCTATCGAGGGCATTCTGACCGCCCTGGAAGGCAAACTGGTTCTCCTGCAATGCAGTCTGTAAATTGCGATCCAAATTATTCTCTGAGCTTGTAAAGTCAAACTGCTCATCTTGCAGCAATTTACGCAGCACCCTATCCGCTTCGTTTTGCTCCGCAGTAAATGCCTGCTGATCGTCCTGCAGCAATCTAACTTGCTCTCTCTGCAAGAAGTTCTGAATCGCTTGGTTAGCTGCCGCCGCATTAAACTGCCCTGCCTCATTAACAGACTGGGCGTTAAATCTGTTGGTGGTGTTTTCCTCGCCAACATTAAACATGCTTACGTTCGTGCCGAGCTGGGCATCCTGCAAGCCTGCTGTGTTTTGCGCCTGCTGGTTGGCTAACGCCGCTTGCGCGTAAGTGTTTGCATCCTGAGCCGCAATCTCGCCTGCTCGAGAGATCGCTGCTTCTTCAGCAGCTTGAGCGGCAATAGACGAATTCAGTAACCCCCTCTGGTTTGCAAACTGCAACCCGGACGTTCGAGCACGTTCGATATAAGGATTGTCACTTGCCAGAAGATTATTGATCCTGTTCTCTACCAGCTCATCTGGCGAGATCGTCCTGGTGGTTACTTGCGCATCTTCTGCGTTAGCGGCTTCAGAGTCTGCAGCCTGCTCAGCTTCATACGTCTCAGTGTCATCTCTCGCATCCTGAGTGCTGCCCTGCTCGCCTGTGCCGACATTGCCAGAACCGGACTGGCCATTGTTATTTTGGCGAGCTCTAAACGCGACTGCCGCATCAGAGTTATATATCTCCTGATAGACTTGGTCTAGCGACTTGGCTTGAGATTGAGCATCTCCAACGTAAGAGGCTATTTGCGATGGATCGCCTGCTTCGCCGGTCAAAGTAGTGAAGTAGTTGCTGACTTCGCTGTTAGCTCTACCCCCAAACTCTGGTGATATAAATATGTTGTAGCGCACATCGTCTGCGGTAGCGCCGGCCATTAAACTATTCACCCAATAATCTAGGCCATCTTGCAGAGGTGCTCTTCCAAGTATCGATTGATATAGACCAGTGACGTAACTTACAGCCTCGTCCTGAGTCATGCTGGGTTGAACAGGATTGAGAGGATTGCCAGGGTCAACCTCGACAGGATCATCAGTCACGTTAGTATCAGTGGTAAGCGAAGAAGCGGCAAACGCCTGGCCTTCTGGAGAGTTAGCGATGTTCCAACGGACATCGTCTAAGTCTGCACTCCCATCTAAAACAGACTGCGTCCAGTAATTTAATCCCGCCAGCTCTGAATCACGGCCAAGATAATCCAGATACATTTGATTAACCAGGGCGTTAATCTCCTCCACGTTAGTATTAGTGGTAGGCAAACCGCGAGAAGTTATTGCGGGAGAAAGCCACTCTGTCTCCGCCTCCATCGTTTCTTGCTCAACCTCAGTAAGCCGTGGAAGAACCCCGCTTGAGGTTTGGTTCCATGCCTCCCCGGTATTGGGGTTTACTCCGATCGTATTGCCGTCGTAAGCCATGTTGTAAATAATGTCGCTTGGGCCTTTAGCCGCACCATCTAGAGCCTGTAGCCCTATCTGTCCGAAACCATTATCGACTGCTTGATAGTCTCCTATAGAAGTCGAGAACACATCGCCAACAGACAAGGCTTGCGTCGTTGGTGCGTTGTAGTTGATGTCCTGTCCCATGCCGGCTGTGTTGCCAATACCGCCTACCGCGTCGCCACTTTGGCCCGCAGCGTAGTCTGGATTTGCGGCGTTGGTAGTGCCTAGTACCGGGCCACTGTTACCGATCGATGGGTTGGTAGGGTTTGGAAGCAAGCCTGCCTGCCTGTCGCCCGAGGACGAAGCACGAAATCTTTTTGCCTCTGGAGAATTAGCAATAGATTGGAGTATCGAATCCATACTGCCGCCAGATGACGCGACCCCACTGTAATAATTCAATCCACCTTGATCTGGCTGTCTACCCAAATATTGCTGATACATCTTCGCAATTTCTGTCTGGGTGTCACCCATGCCAGTCATTCCCGTTATCGCCATCGGGTGCTCCTGTTAATTTTGGATTTCACAAATAAATTCATGCTTGAAACCAATATAAAGTTTGTGGTCGAGCGGATCCCTCCCCATTAGCACCAGGGGATGTCACATATCTCATAAAATTATGCCGGGCTAATTGGCCAGGTAATCGTCGCAGGGAAGTCTGCTTGCTGCGGTACGTCTCGAAGGTCTTGCCGGTAGGATGTCATCTCATCACTCATAGTGACATCAGACAGACCGAAATGATCTGTCTCTCTCAGTAATTCATCGCGCCTAGTGCGCTCTGTTGAAGCCAGGGCGGCAGTATCAGCGGCAACCTTTGCGTCAATTTGCTCTTGGACAGTAACAGTGCTTCCTTCTCCATCCTTGTACTCTTTGAACATATCTTGCTCTGTCCATGCGTACACCCAATTATTAGCGGCATCCTGCTCTACGCCGTCGCGTATTACGACCTTGTAGTCACCAGAAGGCTCTGGTTGAGGTGCTTCTAGCACTGGGTCAATACCTAGACCGTCACAGGTAGCTTCAGTCCAGACTTTAGGCAAAGATGTGTTGGGATAATCGCTTCGGATTTGGCCTTGAGATTTAACCTCACCCGTTGATCGTACTCTGTATTCAGACATAGTTGATAATCCTATGCGATTGCGTAAAAGATGTAAGTCCCGCTAGAGGCATTAAGTCCTGCTGGCGCTGATGATGTAACTGTAAAACCGCTAGATAGCGGGTCTATGTAGTCGGTGTTGGTTACTTGTGCGGCATCGGAATTAAAAAGCAAGTAAGGATCGTTGCCAGCTACGATACCCCCCACAGAATCCCACACGTACCAATCGCCAGTAGAATCTGTACGTCTAATTAACACAAAACTAGCGCCAGCACTAAACCCGCAATCTACGTTTAGGTCGCTACCTGTTCCGGTGTAATTGCCAACCTTGCTGATGCCGTCTACTGAGGCGAATAGGTAGGCGATGTATGTTTGCGAGCTACTATTTGTAAATGCGCTATAAACTGAAAATACGCTAGACGTTGGGGCTGTATCGTTCCAAAACCCCACAGATGTTGCTGGTGCTTGGGTTCCATTAAGATATATTGCTTTAGTAGCCCCCGTTGCCGTGTGATAAACATACCAACTCTCGCCCACTGTTCGGGCTTTTACCCACATCATTTCAGGGGTAACCCCTAGATTATGAGCCAATGTCCTTCCGTTTGTGTTATTTCCACTCCAGCAAACAACATCAAAATAACCCGGAGCGCGTCTCCACGCCCACCCTCTATAATTATTCGCGCTGGTACTCCAGCCATCCATGTAATCCATCTGGGCCATTGCGCCTTTATTGGCTTCAGTGCCTGCAGTAAAATCTAATCTTCTGGGTTGAGTTAGCCTTGCCATAATGTCGAAATCTGAGGTTGAGTCAGGCAATCTAAAAATACCCATATCTATTGGGAAGCCTGTGTCAAATCCGGGCGTAGTGTTGGCACCCGCATCAACATTAAATAATTTCGTCGCCGCAAACTCTGATGCTGGCTTGTGGGGTCTGCGGATAGCCATGTAGACGTAGTTCTGGCCGCTGGTATTAACGTAGGTATTTTGCTGTGTTACCTCCATACCTGTTGGTCTTGGCGCAAAATAACTAGCACTACTAACTTCTGCGACACTTTGATCTGCTAAAAGTCTTACACCGTCACCGTTAATTACCATACCTCGCATAGTATCTATAAGTACCCAAGGCGTACCCGCATCTGTGTTTTTTATTAATACCCACTGCGGCTCAAACCCTAGATCAACAAACTTTCCTGTAGACCCACTACCCGTATAGTTTCCACACTTAATAATGGCCTCGTCAGAGTTTGTGCCAAAGTCTTGGGCATCGTGGGCGAATAGGTAGGCTACGTACTCAGCACCGCTTCTATTTACATCTGATTCGCTACCAATAGTAAAATGTGTGCTGGTGGGCGGGATTACTACAGAGTCATCACCCCAAGTAGTTGTAGAATTACCAATAGCGCTAATACCTGCTGTTTGATTTAATCTTAAAACATTGTTTGGAACTGATCTGTGCCAAACTCTCCAAGATCCTCCAAATGTAGGGCCAGTTGTTTTTACAAAAACCATTCCCGGCGTTGATCCAAGGTTGTGAGCGATTTCCGTACCAGCAGTTCCATTTCCCGTATAAGTAACAATGTCAAAAAACTTTTTTTGCTTGCGGAATGTCCAAGAGACCATTTCCTGAGTATTATTTAGGCCGTTAATCCCTTGCGGAAGCGTAAATCCATCTGAGTTATATGTTACCCACGCGGGAGATGCGGTAGATTCTTTATTGGCGCTATCAGAACGTAACCATTTAGTTCCACCACGCTCAGTGTCAAACAAAATATGAAACGTGTTGTCATCTCTGGCTTTAAACCAAGTAAGACCACCTTTACCACTATCCGCAACGTACTCAGTACCGGACTGAACAATTGTGGGTGAACCATACGTAGCAGAAAAATCTCCAAGCGAGCCTACGTTTTTGCCTACTGCATAAGCATCGGTCATTGGCAAATATATTGGTGGGCTAAGGGCTGTTAGGGTAGACACAGGAGTAGAACCACCGTTAGCGTCAATGAACGACCTGCGATTAGACTCTGTTGAAAGGTCGCGGTATGTAAAGTCCATATACGCGTGCGCTATACGCCCTTTAAAATGCGCTGCAGCATTGCTGGCAATTCTCTGAGCACCGCCTTGCTCAAACCCTATCGTCGAATTAGTGTAGTTGTTAAAAGTACCACCGTCTGCGGCATCATTAATATAAACATGACGATTTGAAGAGTTGTTCATGTCAATACTAATAAGAATATGGTTCCAACTGTTTAAACTTAGCGTGGCACTAGATGTAAAATTTAGAATGGTGCTGTAGGAGCTACTAAAGCCACTAATTGTTAGGTTTTGAGAGTTTGTCCCAATATTGAATGTAGGAAAATTTACGATAGTTTGATTGGCAGTTGCTTGCCAAAAAACCCAAAGACTTAATGTAAATGTTTTTGATGCGGAAACACCCCCATTTTCAAAAAGATTGTCAACCTGTAAGTAATCACCGGCCCCGTTAAACTCTGTGCTTGTTCCTGCGCCGAAATTACCAAGATTTATACCGTTTTGGATTCCTTGTGCGGCACCATTACCATCGTACAAAAACGTCGAAAACACATCGTCAACGTAAACGGGGTCACCACCAGCGCCGGCAGCGGCCTGGTGTAAAAGTCTATTAACGCTCACGCTATTGCTTGGCCCGCTGTAAAGCCGTACCAGGTAGTACCGCCGTCATGGGTGTAGAACACAAACTGATCCACAGCAGATGCTGTAGCTGTCAAAGTGGGCGCGGTAGCCGCAGGCCAATCAACCGCTCCCGGCCAAGTGACTGTATATCCAGAAGCACTACCGTCTTGAATAATTTTTAGAGAAAACCCATATGCGGTGCCAGATGCCGGAGGGTTACTAAAGGTAAAAGTGGTATTTTCAGTAAGCGTATGACTAAACACATTACCCGCTTCACAATTAACCGCTGTTGCATTAGTAGAGCTGGTAGGAGCAACATAAGTTTCATTGTAGCTATCAACCAGCATCTCGCCGGTGATGTTTACGTCACCTGTAAATGAGGTGCCGACCTTCGTATTTAATTGAGACTGGATACCTGACGTTACGCCGGCCAAATGATTGATCTCTGTGGCACTCGCAGTTACGCCGGTAATCTCCGCAAAGCTGATCTGGCCGTCCGCCAGGACGCCACTGCTTATCAGGTTGGCAAAATCTCGTGCCCTGCTCATATGATTACTCCGGTTGTGTGGGCCAGGTGATGGTGTCGGGGAAGCCGGCCTGTGCCGGGACGTCACGCAGCGCCTGTCGATAAGTGGACATATCTGTGCTGACCGTCTCGCCAAGCTCGAGCGACTTAATCACCACCCAGTCAGTTTCAGCCAAGAGCAAATCTCTTTTGGCTCGCTCGACAATAGAAAGATTTGCCTTGCGCTCAGCAATGTTCTCGTCTGAATCTGCAACAACAGCTTTAACGCAAATGACTTTCTGATTCTCAGTATCGACAGTCAGCGTCTCTTCGCCATATTGCTGGTCGATCTCGAGCTCCGGGGATTGATCGTCCTCCGGCCACCAGCCCGCCTCAGATACGCCAAGAGCAGGATCCGTCCAGGACAAGTCAGCAAGCGCTTCTTGACTGACGCCCACGAGGAATACTGGCACTGGCTCTCTAGTAGCCGCGCCACTCTCTACTTTAATCATTAGAAATTACTCTATTAAGTTGAAAGCGAAGGATTGGAAGTTGCTGTAGCTAGTGCTGAGAACAAAAGCGTCGCCGTCGAATACCAAATTAAATGTGTTGTGTTGGTTCATCTGGCGTAAGCTATTTAACGTCTTTGGGACACCTCTCGTAAACCAGGTAGAACACACTCCAGTGTCATAATGCTGTACGCCTTTGAACAAATATCCTCGGTTGAATTTGCTTCCAAAAACATCATTCCAAGACTTTGATGTAGTGCCGAACTCGTTATTCCTGGAGGCGTATTCAATGTCGTTATCGTAAGACCGCCAAACTATTCTCCCATAAATTGGGTTGATACCCTCATAGGCATGATTTCTTAGATAAATAGATCTTCCGCTATAAAAAAATGACTGACCTTGTTTGCCATAGCTGTAATTTCCAAGACCAGTGTGCCAGATTTGCCGAATGCCTTGGCAATCAAAACTGCTTGATCCCTCTGGCATCGATCTATCGCGAGGCATCATAAATCCAACCTCTTCAGCGGGAGTTGTGTGAAGCTGCTGAAGACCGGCATCGTATGAGCTAATTTCGCCCCGGTCATAATAAACCTTGCCGATAACCATATAATCGTCCCAGCCCGTGCCGGTCGGTATGGGCACACTGACAATTCCGTGCTGGAGGTGATATTGCCAATCATCGACTTGCTCGTTCACTTGCTTGAGTTCGAACCCGCCACCGCCACCGCTAGTCGATGGTTTCGCCAGGGGATTACCAAGCTGATTGCCAAGCTCTGTTACAGACATACTTTAGAAGTCCATATATTCAGCGAAAAAGATCAGGCCATTGCTGTGCGCTATTTTGTTGCCTACATACAGCTTGTCGCCAGCCGCTAGGCGCAGAGGGTTTGCCTCAGAGATTGTTTCAAAGCTGCCTCTGGTAATTGCTTGATAGGTATAAATCGACTGAGCTGCGGCTACTGCGGAGTCAATCAAATACTTATTAGATCCACTGTCGGAGGACGCCCACAACATAATGTTGGAAACCGAGATGCTTCCAGATCGCGGCATAAAAGTTATCGAGGTGACTAAGCACCCGTCACTGCCGGCAGTTAGCAATTCGATAACATTGCTTGGACTGGTACTTTGCTCATTAGAGGTTGCCTGCGTCGTAACGGCGAAGGCAGTTTGCGGTGTTTGCGAAAAAGGCGCAGTAAACGTCTTTGCCATGATTAAGGTTCCTTATGACTGAAATGAAAGTACGGTGGCTTGAACGCTTGCTAGAGAAACACTGCTATCCAGTTGCGTTTGTATGCTCGAGGTCACACCGCTTAGATAGTTAATCTCTGCCGTTGTCGCGGTCACACCATCGAGAATATTGAGCTCTGACGCTGTGGAGGTCACACCGTCCAAGATATTCAGCTCTGCTGTCGTTGATGTGACACCATCTAAAATGTTGAGCTCTGCCGTGGTCGCAGTGACGCCATCTAAAATGTTCAGCTCAGCCGCAGTAGCGGTCAGGCCAAGGTTGAGTAAGGCAGTCGCTGCGCTGGTGAGATCGGACAGGTTGTTAGTCTTGGAGAGCGCGGTAGCTACGCTGAACGTACCGTAGGCAACAATCGACATCAGGTCGCCTGTAGAGGCCGCACTACCCAGGACAACGCTTGTCCCGTTACTCGCAGTGAAATCAGTTGTAGCGAGCTTCACGCCGTTTAGATAAACATCCACAAAGCCCACATCGTAGGTCGCCGGGAAGGTTGTGGTGGAGCCGTTATAGCCGCCGGCGCTTGTACCGACCGTATATTCCACCCGGGCAGACGTACCATTTACGGATGAGCCTGCGTTCTGCCAGCTATTGCCGTTATAAACCTTCATAACATCAGTGCTGGTGTCGAACCACAAATCACCTTCAGTCGGGCTAGACGGCGCGGTAGCCGATATGAAGTAGGTGTTTGCGAAAGAATTTACATGAGTAAGGTTCGTTGCAACGGTGTTGACGTTGGCAATGTCGTTGGCAACCGCAGCTACATTCCCTGTGGTGGCGTAATACTTCGCTGAGTAGTCTGAGCCGTTTACTGTGCCGCTTGTTTTGGTCGCCCAGTCCTCTGCCAAGGTCGCTGACGTAGATGCGGCAGTAGCTGACGTAGATGCGGCAGTCGCGCTGGTGCCGGCGCTGGTGGCGCTAGTAGCGGCCGCTGTAGCCGATCCCGCTGCCGCTGTTTGACTCGTAGCGGCATTAGTCTCGCTAGTCCCCGCAGCAGTCGCATTTGATGCTACCGAAGATTCACTTGCTGCAGCGTTTGTGGCACTGGTCGCCGCAGCAGTTGCGCTATTTCCCGCATTGGTTTCACTCGTTCCCGCCGCTGTCTCAGAGGCCGCTGCTGCAGTCTGACTGGTAGCCGCCGCAGTTTCGCTTGCCGCCGCTGCTGTGGCACTGCTTGCCGCCGCCGACTGACTGGCCGCTGACGCTGTTTGACTGGCTGTTGCGCTTGTCGCACTGGTCGAGGCGCTTGTGGCAGATGTTGCCGCGTTAGTCTCGCTGGTAGCCGCTGCAGTCTCTGATGCCGCAGCAGCAGTCCGATTTGCAGCCGAGTTGTTCTCGCTAGTGAGAGCTGCCGCCGCACTTGCCGCCGCTGCATTAGTGCTAGGCGTAATATAGGCCAGAGCCGCCGCCTCTGCCGCCGCGACAATAACCGTCTCCGCATAGAGCTTGGTCGTGGCGTGGGTAGAAGCAGTTGGTGTGCCGACGTTGACCGGTGCAGAAAAGCCAGTGCCGGAGGTTACGGGCGTAGGGAGCTTATCAAATGCCGATTCAACGTAGTCATAACGTGTGTTGATATCAACCGCTCGCGCCAGCTCACCAGCCTGTAGCGCCGTGAGCGTTGGTACATAATTGTTAGCCACTTCGTAGTCTCCGTGTCACCGTATGAGTCTCCTGGGGGAGTAGTGAAGGGTTACCCCATGAATCGTGTGGCTGGCGTTCTCACTGCCGTCAGTGCCGATATAGACGCCCATGTTCGCGCCCGTAACCGATACCCTAATCTTGGCGTCATTCGAGTAAGCGGAGCCCCAGGAAAACTCGTTCCACTCGCTGATGTCCCACAGAGATCCAGGAGATGTGTATAAAATTGGAGATTGGCCGGCAGACTGCTCGCCCAGGCCGTACTCCGTGGTTGCTCTGACCACCACCTGTATCGGAGATCCCTGCACCCGGATATCGGGCTGTACTAGCCGGTATCGCTTGCGGATGGTGGGCCCCTGGTAGGCGGTGAAGTTAGTCAGAATGAATGAGTAGATATTGCTGGTGCCAAACCGGAAGCCGGTGTCCATCTTGTAGACGTTCCCGTCATTAGCACCAAACACAGATATTTCGGTTTCAGTCTCATCAATCGCAGATGCCGCACACATAACTTGCTGTGGGAATCGGGTCTTGGTGACGCCGATTAAGTCGGGGCCATTAAAAGAAAAATACAGGCCGTCTTGTCCGTTGAATAAACGGTATTGGCCGTTGGCCCTATTAAGAACCGAAACGCTGCTACTGGAGAACTCTTTGATAAGAGTTTTGACCTTTCCAGATAATGAGGCGTATGCGAAGTTGCCGTATTGTTGGGCCGCAGCCAAGCTCATTAAGCCCTGACGATCCAAGCCTACAACCTGGCCGGCGATGGACTGCATGGTGCCTGGGTATGTGCCAGCCTTGTTGAGCTCATCAAGCTGCCAATCAGCGGCAGAGGAGCCGTATAGCGTCTTACTGGAATCCTCGCAGCCAACAATCAATGCGCTGGCGTGTTCCTTTAGGTTGGTAATGGTGTCGCCAACCGCGATCTCTGCTGCCCCACCCCCTACTGTGTAGCCGCTAGGGTTGCCAATCTCTGATATATGCAAAGATGACTGAATGCCGAGCACTAGGTGCTTTTTGTAGCCCACTACTGAAGACGGGTTATCTGACGATGCGCCAGTTGATATCAGTGAGAATACTGTCCCGTTAAACTCAGTCGCCTGGTCGACGCCATTAACAATGTACATGCGCTCTTGGGCGTCTTGCCCTTGGAAGTTGTAGTTTGCAAATCTAAACGTGCCGTTAAGCGACCACGTTTTAGCGTTGTTTACCTCCACCCAGCCGGATGATGTCGCCTTATACATGCGAGCATTTGTCCCGTCCTCGCGGATGGCATACACATTCCCTTGATAAATATGAACGCCCTTTACCACGCCGCTGCCAGGCACCGATTGCGTAGCAGTAGACTGGCCATCAAATAGCGTATATCCAAAAATGCGACGATAGCCGCCATTCGCTAGGCACTCGTAGTTAGCAACATCCACAAGCTCACCAGGGCCCAGTGACAGAGGCGGAGCCTCTTGGTTGAGGCCACCTACTGCGGGGAAATACTCGAGTTTTAAGCTCACGCAATAGCCTCTGGTGCGACAATGCGAGCAAGCTGATCTCTCTGTAGGTCAGCCAACATATCTTCGTAATAAAGAAATGCCCGCTTTTCCAGCTCCGGCGCTTCGTCAAACTGCGCGTAACAACGCAGCGCCTCATACACAATAAGCATGTGGTATCGATCTGGAAGGCCAGGAGAGTCCGTGCTGTTCACCATTTCCGCCGGGACAGAAAACGACTCATAGGTCACGGTTTTATTGGAGGTAGGTTTCGCATTGAAAACCATTACTCCGTCCGGCCGAACAGACCAAACTGAAGGCTCCCCATCTTGGATAACGCGATAGGCGTTTGCGAAATCATTGTAATCTTCTGATTGTAAGAATGACTGGCCTAACGACACCCGCTTGATGGTTTCAACCGTGCTGGGCAACGTGATCGTAGAAGTGGCAGCGGTTAGCGTTGATGTGCCCGTGCTCCACATCCAGTTCCAATCAGCTCGAGAAGATTGAATTTTCAGCCAGGCATCGTTAATCCAGTTGACTATTCTTCCCATGTCGCCGGTCTGACTGGTAACGGTGGCCGGCCCACCATCAGCAATTCCTGATTCTTGAACCAGTCGTTGGCATAAGGAAAGAAAATTCATATTGTCCCTTTATGTGGTCACGCTGAATGGATAGGTGTGCTTGATGGTCTGCTTGCCTTTTGCGTCGGTAATGACTTGCTTGGCATCACCTAAAACGGTCGCTACTTCCGGCGGAACAAGTACATGCTCGCCTCTACGGATCCAGAAGTTCTTGCCGTTTACGCCAACAAAAACA